GGCAGAGATGTACGCGATGCGCTCGGCTTCGGCTTGGGAGAGGATGGTGGAGGCCATCGTCAGGCCTCCCACGTGCGGCCGTCAGCGCGGCCGTCATAGTAGCCGATCTGACCATCATCGACGCCATCAACCGACCGGATGATGTAGGCCGAACCGATAGCGTTGCTGATCCGGCGAGCATCGGCGCGCGCGGCCTTCAGGTTGTCTCCGTGGTGGCGAACCTGGACCTTGCCATCGTCGCTCAACCAGTCGGTGCGGTAGGTGGTGTTGGCCACGTCGGCCTCCCTCGTTGATGAGGGATAAATATCGGATGATCCGATATATGTCAATCGGATTTCGCGATAATATCGGATTTGATCCGATAATTGGTTTTGGGCCCCGCGCCGTGCCAGCCGTGCACGTGTCCTCACGTTGGAAAACGCCCGTTACTAACCTGCGTTATCTAGACGGATGAAAACGGCGTGATATGACGACGTTATGCGTCTAGGCAGGGGCTTGGGCGGATTAACTTCGGGGCATCCCAAAAATGAAGATCAAGCTGCTCGCCATGGCTGGCGTCGCGCTCTCGCTTGCTGCGTGCGAAACCACGACCAGCTATCCCTATCAGCCGTCGACCCAGAACGTGATGGCATTCCAGGCTGCGCTGAAGCCCAGCAACACTAAGATTCAGCTCGGAGCGTTCACGCGGGATCAGGCCATCAACACTACGCCTGCTTGCCGGATGATGGGGCCCGTGGATGTGGCGCCGGGCAAGACGGTTGAGACCTATATCCGCGATGCATTCCAGGCTGAACTGTTCCAAGCGGGCGTTCTGGACGCCTCTCAAGGTGCTGTTGTCATGGGCCGACTGGACGCCCTCGATCTGAACAGCTTCGGCACGGGCAGTTGGTCGCTGACGATGACGTTGTCTTCGAATCTCGATCAGGCGGGCTATCAGGTTTCCAACACCTACCCGTTCTCGTCGAGCTTCTCCGCCGTTTCCGCCTGCAACAACGCTGCCGCAGCGTTTGGCCCTGCTGTGAATGACCTGATCGCCAAGGCCATCCAAGATCCCGGCTTCAAGCGCATCACCGGCGCCCGATAATTACCTTTGACGCAAAGAGAACGGCGGCTCTATCCGGGCCGCCGTTTCCAATTGAGGATCGGGTGATAAGGTCGCGCTCATGACCGAGGACGAAGACAGCCAGTTCCGCGCCGGCCAGCTCATGGGGCGTATGCAGACCCTCAAGGAGGTCATGGCGCGGCTGAATGAAACGCCCATGGACGACACGAGCAGCCAGGCGATCTTCGAAACCCTCGCAACCCGTCACCTTGCGTTAGGGGAATGGATCAGACAGACGATCCATGAGTGCGAGACGGAACTCGCGGTGCTGGGCCTGGAGAGCGGCGCCTAACAAAAACCCCGCCTAGTAGGGCGGGGTTCGGTCCTCAGTTGAGTGGTAGGCCCATTTTGATGCGCATGACCGTCTCGGACACGTTGAACTTTCCTGCCAACTCTTTTGGATCCGATACGCCAATAGCCTTCGCGGCAGTCAGCCAATGGCTCGGCACCAGCAGGTTAGCTGCGAAGTTATTGGCCTGCCGCTCTTGTATCGGACCGATACTGGCGTTTGGCATTTCACCGCCGTCTGCTCGATAGGCAAGCGTGTCGCTCACCCCATCAGCGAGGAGGGGGCGATGATAGATGAAGTGCCCGATCTCGTGCGCCGCAGTGAAGCGCTGCCGGACACGTGCGTGCCGCTCGTTGATAACGATTTCCCACTGATCGTCACCCGAGACGCGTTTGATCATCCCGGATATGTGGTCGGGGAGGTTTTCGAAGCGCGGACCAAGCCCCAGATCGCGGGCGATCGCGAACACGTCCACCGGAACGTCTTTCCAGTAACGCTTCGTAATCTCCAGCGCCTCTTTAGGCGTGATCAAGGCTTCTTCCTTCCGTTCCCATTATCTTCCGAAAGAGCATACGCCATTTCGTCATCCACGTCGCCTGGCGAGTTGTCGCGTAAAGCGTCCATTGTCGCCGCAAGCTCTTGAATCAAGCGGGGACCCTCACGGTTGAGCCATAAGTCCACTGCCTCACGGGCTTCGTCGCAGGCAATTATCTCAGCCCGCCACTTCACATAAAAAGCCCAACCGACCAGGCCTAGAAGGGCCAAAAAGCCTAACACCGCGGTTGCTATCGTCAGCGCGTTTGCCTGAGCGGCAATGGAGTTGTTTTGTGCGGTGATGGCTATCGCTAAGGCGTCAAGGTCGGGGCCAGTGCCCGGCTGGGTTGATGGCCATGACTGAACCGCTGGCACCCTCTCAATTCGAGGCGGGTTAATGAAGTGATAAATGCATGTGGCGCTGACACTTCCGGCAACGAAAACTGCCACCCCCCATCCGGCCACATGGACCTTATTCATAGGCTGCCCCCATAACCCCTCCCCAGGGCATATTCAGTTCGCCGCCAGCAGCAGGTGGGTCTAGGCCCGGCGGGTGATCCAGCGGATGCGGCCCACGATCCGCACCTGCTCCTCTGGCACCTGATACTCGCCGTGAAGCGGGTTGTCCGACTTGATCCGCACCTGACGAGGCTCGCTGCCGGGGATGCGCTCAACCCGCTTGCAGACGAGGGCGTCGCCATCCCAAACGGCGAAGATGCCAGGCAGACCGATGCGCGAGTCGTTCATGTCGATCAGCACGAAGTCGCCGCTCGACAGCGTGGGCTCCATGCTGTCGCCGATCACCTCCTGAACGGTGGCGTTGCCGGGCGACATGCCGAGCTGATCAACGACCAGGAAGCGGGGGTAGGGCCACTCGCGTTTGGTGGTCTCGGCTCCGACATAGAAGCCGTCCCCGGCCGATAGGCGCACATCGTATTCTGGAAGCATGACGACGTTAGATAAGTCGGCGTGTGCGTCAGTTTCGGGCGGAAGGTCAGCTTCCTCGGGCTCGAAATACGAGAGCGGCTTGCCAAGGATCCGCCGGATGGCGTTGCGGTGCGTGGGCCAGCTCTTCAGCTTGCCGTTTTCTATGTCCGAAATGACCGATTGCACGACGCCGAGCGCCTTGCCGAGCTCGCCCTGTGTTAGGCCGCGCTCTTTGCGGGCGGCCTTCACCCGTTCGCCGATAGTGTCCATGGGCCTTGTATGGCCGATACGGTATCGGTCCGCGTCCGATAAATCGGACCTTGCGATTATCGTCACATCCGATATTATCGGAGTATGTCCGATAATGTCATCGACCACCTGACAGCGCCCGAGCGCTTCCGCACCCAAACCCGGTTGGCTGAGGCTGCTGGGGTTCGCCCCCATACCATCAGCGAGAAGCGGCGCAGCAACGCTCTCACTCACGTTCAGATGCGACGCATCCTCGAGGTCGCGCCTGACATGGGCGTCAAAGTCGGCCCCCAGGACTTCTTTCCCGAGTTCAGCCCGAAGAAGCGGTCCTGACGTCATGAGCCGGGTGGCTTCAGACACTCCGGGCCTTGGCCCGGTATTGAAGTGCGCAGCGGATCAGCAGTTCACGCTGCCGCTTCTTCCTCGCGGTCTGTGCCTGAGCCTCGGCTTCATGGGCGAGGGCCATCCAATCGATCCGGCTTTCCCGCTGGATCGGCTCATAGCTCGCGATGCGGGCGACGAAATCAACGAACACCACCACGCCGCCCGAAGCGGCCTCTGCCTGCCTGTCCATGAGGCCACCTTCGCCGTTCGGCGGGCAAGCGTCACGCGGACAGCAAACCAGAACAACCGGAGAACGCCGCAATGAACAGTCGCCACCACGCCCGCCTTGCGCGCCAGTTGATCGACGCCTGCGGAGGTCTGGACGAGGCCGTCCGTGAGTGCCGCGTCGGCAAGTCTGCCCTGTCGGATTACCAGAACCCGCACATCACCGCCTTCATGCCGGCCGACGTGATCGCCGATCTGGAAGCCTACTGCGGTCAGGCGATCTACAGCGGCGCCATCGCGGCCGAACGGCCCACGGCGCCGTCAGATTGCGCCCTGGCTGAGACCCATGAGGCGGTGCAGGCGGCGGCCGCGCTTCTGCCGCTGGCGATGAAGTTGGCGACGGGATGCCCGAAGGCCAAGGCTGCGTTTGACGACGCCGTAGCGAAGTTCATGGCCGAGGCCCGCGACGTCCAGGCCATCGCCGACAGCAACGTCACCCCGATGAAGGGGGCTGCGTGATGCGCATCCACATCCTGTCCCACTTCTTCCGGCCCGACCCTGTAGCCCGCGCGCTCACCAACCTGGAGGACGCCCGCCAGAACTTCGCTGAGGCCTACCACGAACACCGCATCGCCACCGACCGCCAGGACTCCCGCCGCATGGGCATGTCCGCCGCCGTCCTTCGCGAAGCCAACAAGCGCCTGATCCGTGCAGAGCGGGCCTATGAACAGGTGCAGCCATGACCGCCCCCGAAGTGCCGGAGACTGAGGTCTGGAAGGGGAGCCGGAAACAGCGCGAAGCCCTGCGCCAGAAGTTCGGAGGGCGCTGCGCCTACTGCGGCTGCGACCTGTCTGGCGGGCTTCACTGCGACCACATGGAGCCGGTGATTCGCTACACCCCGTCCGTCTGGGACCCCAGCGCGCCTAAGGGCGTCCAGATGGTCAAGCCCGAGCGGAACACTGTTTCCAACATGATGCCCGCCTGTAAGGCCTGCAACCTGCACAAGGGGGGCTACTCGCTCGAAAGCTGGCGCACCTACCTACAGCGGTCGGCTGAGATTGTCCGCAAGCAGACCTCGACTTTTCGGGCTGGTGAACGGTTCGGCGTGATCACCGTCTCTGACGCGCCAATCGTCTTCTATTTTGAGCGTCAAGCCGCCTCCCAATCCGCTGGGGGTGACGCATGAGCCGCCTCGGCCCCGAAGACCTATTGCACCTGTCGGTCGCCCGCTTCCTCAAGATCGCAGCCCCGGCCCTGACGTGGTGGCACACGCCAAACGGCGGCTCCCGCCACCCCGGAGAGGCCCGCAAGCTCAAGGACATGGGCACCCGCCCCGGCGTGGCTGACCTGTCCTTCGTCCTGCCGGGCGGTCGTGCCGCCTTCATCGAACTCAAGGCCCCCAAGGGCCGCCAGTCCCCTGAGCAGAAAGCCTTTGAGGCCGACTGCGCCACCAACAACGCCCCCTACGCCGTCTGCCGATCGATTGAAGAGGTCGCCGAGACCCTTCGCGGCTGGGGCGTCCAACTGAGAGCGAGATCACCGGAATGAACGCCAGACCTTGGACACGCGCAGAAACCGATATGGCGACCTCCCTATGGAAGGAGGGTCTCAGCGCCACCGAGATCGGCCGCGTCATCAGCAAGAAGTTCTCGTTCAAGAGAAGCCGGAACTCCGTGATTGGTCGCCTCTACCGGATGGGATATGTCAAGACCGAAGCCGAGAAGCTTGAAGTCTGGAGCCGACGCAGCGCCGAGGTTGCGGGCATCAAGGAGAAGAAGGGCAAATATCCCCGCGTCAAGCCTGAGACGACAGACCGGGCGAGGGGTCTTCCCATAGCGGAGAAGCAGGCTGCTGTTCGGTCCTATGGCGGTCCGGCGGCCTATGTTGAAGCCGGCGCGGGCATCGAAAGCCTGTCGTCGCGCCCGTTCCAAGATCGCCGCTTAGGTGAGTGCGCATGGCCGCTGGGTGATCGGGCGCTTCTGTCCTGTTGCAACCCCGTCGCTGACGGGGAGGGATTCGGTTCCAGATACTGCCCAGGTCATCTGAGGGCGCTTCTATCGCCGGTTCAGCCCAAGGCCGCCAAGCCGTCCGACTACGTTCGGGCGGGCGTCAAAAAAGCTGCCCCGCGCTCGACCTGGGACAGCGGGAGGATGGCGGCATGAGACGCCTGCGCAACTCCTGCTCCGCCTCGGATCGCGTCGTTCGGTCCCATCAGATCGTAAGCGAGGCCTCCAACGAGTTGCACGACGGAACGCTCGGTGGCGGCGTCCGAGCGCTTTGCTTCGCAGCATCGACCCGACTGGCGCTGGAGATCGGTCGAGAGCGGGCGGGAGAGTTTTTCGAGATGTTGGCGGGCGTTTCTCGCGAAGTGGGGAAGTCAGAAGAATGAGCCGCATGGACTGGCACCCCCGCTATCACCGCGCCTTTCTTGAGGGAACGCAGCGCCTCTCGCCGGAAGAGCGCGGCTGCTACACGACCGTCCTCGACCTGATCTACGACCGTGGCGGTCCGATCCCCGACGATGCTCGTTGGCTCGCCGGGTGGATGAATTGCTCTGTTCGAAAGTGGATGGCGATCCGATCCGTTCTCATCGCGAGCGGAAAAATCACTGTCGAGGGCGAGGGTGTTGAGGCTGTCATTCGCAACGAAAGAGCCGATCTCGAGCTCGACTCACAGTCGGCCCGACGCCGAACCAACGCTGAGTCAGGCTCGAGTGGGGGTCGAAAATCGGCTGAAAAAAGAGCGAAAGCCAAAGAAAACAACAACAAAGGTCAAGCGACCGCTCAAGCGAAACTCAAGCTAAAGACAGAGACAGAGACAGTTAGTTCCGTAGATAAATCTACGGACGCGGTTCGCGTCGTGGTCGATCACGACAAAGACGCCTGGGATCAGGCCGTTTCGATCCTCACCGACCGTAGCGCGCTCCAAGAACGACAGGCCCGGGCGCTGTTCGGGCGATTGCTGTCAGCCAACGGCCTGGAGGCGAGGGACATGCTTCCTTCGCTGGCCTCGGCGCTCGTCAACCAGACTCAGGACCCGGCGGCCTATCTGACCAAGGCGGCTGAGAGCATAGCCAAGCGACGGCACGGCCCGGTCCGAGAGCGGAGGGTGTCGTGGGTCTGACTGCGACGCAGAAGGCCGGCCACGCGGGCGTCGAGATCAGGCGGGCAGCGGACTACCGGACGCCGTGCCCGCAGTGCTCGCCAAACCGGAAAAAGAAGAAGGACCCGTGCCTTCACGTGACGATCAAAAACGATGCGGTGCTGGTGAACTGCCACCACTGCGGATGGGGCGAAGGATATTTCAACGATGCTGGCGGAACTGGAAAAACGCGGACTGGATATCGAGCTGTGCAGCCGCCTCGGACTCGTCGCTGGTGGTGACAAGCTGACGATCGAGTTCCGGCGCAACGGCGAGGTGGTTCGGCGTAAATACCGGACCTTCGGGGCCGGAAAGAAGTTCTGGCAGGACAAGGGCGGTGTCCGCTGCCTCTGGAACGAGGATGCCCTGCGCGAGCATCCGCGCGGCCCGGTCGTGATCACGGAGGGCGAGCTGGACGCCGTCGCTGCGATCCAGGCCGGATACCATCGCACGGTGTCGGTGCCGGATGGCGCGCCGCCCCCTGGCGAGCGCGGAGCAGCCGATTTGGCGGAAGGATCGAAGTACGCTTGGCTGGATGATGTGGCCGACTTGCTGACGCGGGAGAAGGCCCCCGAGATCATCATCGCCGCTGACGGCGACGAGAACGGCGCCGCCCTGCTGCAGGACCTGTCGGTGCTGCTTGGTCGTTTCCGCTGCAAGTTCCTGACCTATCCGAAGGCGCGCGATCCAGAAGCGCGAGGCAGAGACCGCCTGAAGGACCTGAACGAGGTTCTTGAGGACTACGGGGCCAAGGGCGTTCAACAGACCATCGACCGCGCTGAGTGGATCAGGGTGGATGGCGTCTATCGCATGAGTCAGCTGCCGCCGCTGCCGCCGCAGGTGCTGTATGAGCCGCGCTTCACCCTCTTCCGTGAGAACTTCAAGCTGCGGCTGGGTGACTTCTCGGTGTGGACCGGCACGCCGGGCTTCGGCAAGACCACCTTCGTCAACGACCTGTTCTGCGGCATCGCGCAAGACCACGACCTGACGATTGCTTGGGCTTCGTTCGAGCAAGAGCCGCAGCGGGACCACAGGCGCAACCTGCGCAGTTGGTTCTGCTCGACCCCGGAATATCAGCTGGATGCGGACCAACTAAGGACGGCTGACCGCTGGATCGATGAGCGACACGTCCTGCTGGTCCCCGGCGAGGACGACGACGCATCCCTCGAATGGCTGCTGGACAAGATGGAGGTGGCTGCGGTGCGCTTCGGCGCCAGCATCTTCGTCATCGACCCATGGAACGAGATCGAACACGCCCGAGAGCGCGACGAAACCGAGACCGAATACATCGGCCGGGCGATCCGCCGCCTGAAGCGCTTCGCCAAGGCCTTCCGGGTCCATGTCGCTGTGATCGCGCACCCGACTAAGAGCGTCAAAGACGCGGACGGCAAATACAAGATGCCGACGCTCTACGACATCAACGGCTCGGCCAACTGGTACAACAAGGCGGATATCGGCGTGATCGTCCACCGGGATAACCCGGACGATACGATCATCAAGGTTCAGAAGTCCCGCTACCACGAAATCATCGGGCGCCCCGGCGAGGTCATCATGCAGTTCTGCAAGGATGATCGGCGGTTCCGCGAGAAGGAGCGGCTGTCATGACCATCCTCCATCACAACCTGACGCGCACCCTCTACCCGGTCTTCTGCGACCTGGTGCTGAGAGCCAACGGATCAGGACACCTGACGCCAGCCAAGGCGGGCCAGATGGCCAGCAAGCCCACGGCCCAAGCGGTCGAAGCGATCATCGAAGAACTGAAGCGGACCATCCGCGTGGAAGAGGGGAGGGCGAAAACCCATGGCGGATAAAGAGCTGATCCCGGCGCCGGACCTGACGCGGCACGACTTCATCGTTACGCCGGCCGATATTGCGCGGGCGTCCCCGCACGCCGAGGCCCGCTGGTACATCGCCCGCACGAACCCGAACTGTGAGTTCAGGGCCATGATCGGCCTGAGCGATCGAGCGATCCCAACGTATGCACCCTGCGAAATCCGCTACCGGGGCCGCGGGGCCGCCCGCCGCAAGGTGCGCCACCCCATCCTGGTCGGGTACGTTTTCGTGCTTCTGGAGCCCGGTCGGAGCTTCTGGGAAATCCGTCGTGTGGATGGCATCGCAGAGATGCTCTACGGCCAGAATGGAGACCCGGCGCCCGTTCCGCACGGAGAGGTCTCTCGCTTCGCCAAGAAGGAGGCGGACGGCAAGTTCGACCACACCCGAGACGCGAAGGCGGCCAAGCAGGAAGTCGCCAAGCTTAAGGCCAACCTTGCCGATCTGCAGGCTATGGGGTGGGAGGCTGCCGCCGATCTGGTCATGTCCATTCTCGACCCTCCGGTCACGTACGACGAGGCCGCTTGATCCCCGGAAAGAGGGGCGGGAGAACAAAACGTGACCTTCTGGTCGAATCCTATCTATGGTGACCGCATGATGACGCCAGAATCTCCGTGTCGCTTGCATCTAAGTTCAGACGATGTCGCCCTCATGCAGGCAGATTTCTCCCTGAACTCGCTGCTCCACCTAGACGGACTTCTCGACGACCTTCCGGTGTCGGCAAGATTGGTTTCTGTTCTTGCGCGCTACGACGTTTCCACGAGGCAGGAAGAAAAGGTGCGCTGCGCAAAATGTCATGCGGCGCGCCATCATCGCGGCTTTCACGTCCAGACCAGCCTTGGTCCGGCGCTTATCGGCCGTGACTGCGGGCGCGGTTCTTTCGGTCTGGATTGGGACAAGGAGGAGCAACGATTCGAGTTCGGCGTTGCTCGGCAAGCGGCGCTAATGCGGATGGATGCGGCGTATCCATTGTTAGCGGACCTGATCGCTGCTGCTGTCGGTGTGAAGGCGGGCGTGGTGCGGTTGGAGAGCTATGTAGCCCATCTGAGGGGCCATCACGGCAAGCTGAGCCAGGCCATCGCTAAAGCGCTTCGGGAGAATTCTGGCGGGCTGTATTTCCCGGTGGCTGTACGGGATAGGGGCGCGGAAGAAGCAAATGCTCGCAACCAAGCTTGGTCTCTGGTTGATGACGTCGAGAACGCTTCTGGGCCAGAGGCGAGAAAGGCTGCGCGAAAGAAGCTGGACCGTTGGATTGATGCGCACGGTGTGATCACGCGGACAGAGTTCAAGTTGGCCGGAGTTCTTCGCGGAGGGAGGTGCCTGACCGAGATCGATGGCCTGGGCGAAGACTTCTCAAATGCTGTGCTCAATGCGGAAGCGCTGGCCCGCCGATTAAGGGAAGGGCCGGTCGAGCCGGCTTCGTTCATCGAGGCTATCCGCGAGCTTGGTCACGCGTATGAACAGGTTGTCGATTTGAACGCTCAGCTTGACGAGTTCACAGGACCTGCCAACAGGCAGGTAGTGGCGGCCTGGTCACGTGGAGCTTCCATCCCTGGCGTACTGGATGCGCCTGCGCCCTGGGCTTCAGGCGTAGTGGAGCTGACCGAACGCCTTTGGGGGATCGTCGGGCGAGCCTGACACACGATGTTGGGCGTTTCTCTTTTTGTTCTCGCAAGACATTGACGGTGTCGCAATGCGCAGGCATATTGACCGTCAAGTCCATCCTACCGGGTGGGTGCGGCCACTGCCTGTGCACTTCGCGAACAGCGCCTCCCCATGAGGCGGGCAACCCGGGAGACGACAAAGCCGATCTGGCGGCGTCGATTTCCGCGAAGACGGAAGTGCGCTCGCCGCTCAGTTTACCGGACCTTACCGAACGATCCGCCCAAGCGGACACCAGCATCAATGCCAAGCCCCTCGCGTATCTGAGGGCCGCCCAGCGGCGGGACGACAGCTTAGCCGTTCAATAAGCGACAGACCGCCCTACCATTTCGCCCGAACGGGCAACACTAATCTGCGACCCTTCGGGGATCATCGGTACGATGGTCAAGCGCCGGACATGGTGACCACCTCACCGCGAAGGCGGGAGCAGTCCTCGCAGACACACCTCGCCCTCAGCCGCAGCGGACACGCAGCAACAGCTATCTGAACCTGAGCCGCAGAGCGCGCTTGGGGCGAACCTACATGCTCCGCTGCCAGACGCACGGGGGCTGAGGCGTTAGCCGCGCCTCAAACCGCAGGCTGGACCCCTGCACCTTGGATGGCCGTCGCCGTCCTCAGTCCCGTCACCGATGCATCCGGCGGGACAAGCAAGAGCAGTCCAAACGACATGGAGTCAAAACCAAACGGGGCGCCGCTCGGCGTCCTGCGACCGATTCTGACGGTAGCCAGCCAGGCGGACTTCGCTGAGGCGATGAAGCAGAGGCGCCTGGCCATGGGTCTGACGCAGATGGAGCTGGATCACATCGCTGGCTTCCACGACGGCTACTCGGCCCATCTCGAAACACCTTTCACCAAGACGGGGAAGAAGAGCTTCAAACTGACGCCCATGGCGTCAATCTGGCTGGCGGCTCTTGGTCTCCGGCTGGCTCTGATCCCGGCTTGTGGCTGGTCCAGTGCGGTGAGCGCGCACCGGCAGGAAGTTACGGGAAAGCGGTCTGAGGCCTGTTGCCCAGGCAAACCGCAGCCGGCTTCGTACGCGAGGTCGGCCAGTAACCCAGAGACACTATGACCGACATGATTATGTTTCCGGAAGATCCGGAAGCTCCGCGCCCCTCGTGGCCTCCGCGCCAAATTGGCGGCCGCCTTCGTAATGAAAGGCAAGCCGACTGGCTGTTCGATGATGACCTGACCGTTCGCTACGATGCTGACAAGGACGATATCGAACCGGTAGGCGTTGCGACGCTCAACCAGCTGGCAGGTTACGAGTTTCTCCGCGTGGATCCTCAACCGCCGCGCCGCGTAACGCAGGACAGCCTGATCGCCCAAGCAGCGATCTACGAGCGAAAGGCCGACGTGTACGATTCGATGCTGTCATCGATGGAGTACGCACGACGTAACGCTATCGGGAACGATCGCGGCGAAACTGGAGCCATGCTGGCCGCTCTGTGGGCCGGCATCCAAGGCATGCTGAACCGCAAGAAGGGTTCTGACCTGCGCAAGCAGGCGGCGGAGCTGGGTCACTAAGCTTCGCAATCGGGTTCTTTCCCAAAGGCTCCGCCATTAGGCGGGGCCTTTTCTCTGAGCGGACGCTACCTTGGATCTCTCAGGACGGGCGTCCAGTGCGGTGAGGGATCCAGGCCGCACGGCCACGCTCACGGACAAGGATGCGCTGTTGCATCCCTGTCCAGCATATCAGGAAGCAACCTAGCGCCGAGAGCGCCCTGACCTGCTGGCTCCTCCCAAGCCTGGAGCCTGAGAATGACTTCTGAAGTCGACCCGATTGTTGTGGTGGGTAAGCGTAAGCGCGTCGGTGATAAGCCCTATTTCGGACCTGACGGTGGCAGTGGTGGCGTCGTTGATGATGGCGGCTGGGGGGGTGGCAGCGCCGGCATGACGCAAGGCCAAGTCGATCTTGAGAACAAGCGCCAAATGGACTGCGCCGCTAACAAGGCGGCTGAGGCGATCAAGGCGAAGCCGAACAGCAATAAGAAAGAGTGGTTCAGCCACGTCTTCAAGGATGCCAACGACAACACGGCCTATCATGCGCCGCGGGGTGGGGCGGGTGCAGAAATCCCTGTCGCGACCTTCGATGCAGCGCGGGCAGAGTTTGGCATCGCTTCGTCAAGCGTTTTGGCCATCATCCACAATCACCCCGCTGACGAGTACTGCAACGGCGATATTGGGAACGGAACGATCGACCCTGCCTGGAAAGCGCGTCAAATCGCTTTCAACCAATTTCCGTCGGATAATGATTGGGGATATGCGGCGTCGCTCAATAATCCCGACCTCACCCTCTACGTTGTCGGTTGCGACGGCCTCACCCGCAGTTTCAAGTTTGCGGAAATGAGTACGCTGCGTCCGTTGGTGAACCCGCTGACCATGCCCACGGCACCGATCCCGCCTCTGCGGGCCAAAGTGCCCCCGTCTTGCACCTAACGTAGCAGTGGAAGTGGCTGGGCTTCGCGCCCAGCCATAACCGCCTTCAAGTGAATGAGACGTTTGGAAGTAACCCGTCCCTGGTCGTTCAAAACCAAGAACGGCCGCTGGACCCTTGAGCCTAAGGTGCCCCGTTGGGTGCCAGAGATCGTAGCCTTGGCCGCTGAAAGCGACGGGGTGACGAAAATGGCTCAGCCCCCACAATGCAAATCTGGAGCAACCCATGGTCCCCATGAAAGCCCTCGTCGGCTTCTCCCTGGCTGACGGCTCGGCAGCCGCCGGCGCCACCTTCAACGCCAAGGATGCCAAGGCCGCTGATTGCCTGGAGGCGGCAGGCGTTGCGGAGCGGGTGAAGGTCGAGAGTAAGGCCAAGACCGAATCGACAAAGGCCAGTGCGACCACTTCCGCCTCCTGACCTGTTCGAGGTCAGCGTCGCCAATATCGACCGCTTCGTCGCAGCTCACGATCTGACGGAGTGGCTGAGCGAGGCTTTCATTGACGACGGCGGGGGCCTCACGAACGAGGATCACGCGCACCTTAGGCAGGCCAGCATCGGCACGCTCTGGACGACGGCCGCTAATTCACGTCAGGGCCGCGCCGTCATCGGCCAGGCTGAGGTGGGTTCGCCTCGCGCCATGGGCCGCTGGGCAAAGGCTCGCGCCGAGCAACAGGTCAGGGAGTGGTTCGGCCATATCCCCGACTTCATCCTGACCTTCAGCGCACCCTATGCAGCGCGAGCCACAGACGCTGAGTTCTGCGCCCTCGTAGAGCATGAGCTTTACCACTGTGGCCAAGAGCGCGACGAGTGGGGCGCCCCGAAGTTCCGAAAGAGCGGATTGCCCGCCTTCACCATGCGTGGCCACGACGTCGAAGAGTTTGTCGGTGTAGTTCGCAGATATGGCGCAGATGCCTCCGGGGTCAGGGACCTTGTAGAGGCCGCGTCCCATGAGCCGTTGATAGGCAGGGCATCGATCGCACAGGCTTGCGGGACGTGCTTGCTGAGGGCGGCCTGACCTAGACGGAGCCTTGACATCGACATGGCCAAGGAACGCCTAGCCCCAGAGGTTCAGACCTACATCGTTCAGGCGCTCGCCTGCTTCGACAGCCCCAAGACGGTAGCCGACGCGGTCAAGGCCGAGTTCGGCGTCGTCATCACCCGGCAGTTGGTCGAGACCTACGACCCGAACAAGAAGGCCAGCGGCGGCCTCGCGGCGAAGTGGGTCTCGCTGTTCGAAGAGACCCGCAAGGCCTTCCTGGAAGACACCAGCAGGATCGCCATCTCGCATCGCGCGGTCCGTCTCCGGGCGCTCCAGCGGATGGCGGAGAAGGCCGAGACCATGGGCAACATCGCCCTGGCGGCTCAGTTGTTCGAACAGGCCGCGAAGGAAGCGGGTGACAGCTACACCAACCGGCGCGAGCTGACGGGTAAGAACGGGGCGCCCCTGCCTGCGGCAGCGCCAGCCGTCGTGATGTACCAGCTACCCGACAATGGACGCGGCTGAAGCCACGGTCATCCGGCCGCAGCCGGGACCGCAAGAAACCTTCCTCGGCAGCTCGGCCGACATCGCCATATACGGCGGCGCGGCAGGCGGGGGGAAAACGTGGGCGCTGCTGATGGAGCCGCTCAGGCACATCGGCAACGAGAACTTCGGCGCGGTCTTCTTCCGACGCTCGACGGTCCAGGTCCGCAACGAGGGCGGCCTTTGGGACGAGAGCGAGAAGCTCTATCCGGTCATTGGAGCCACGCCGAAAGAGCACGTCCTGAGCTGGCAGTTTCCCTCGGCGGCGACGGTCAGCTTTGCTCACCTGGAGCACGACAAGACGGTCCTGAACTGGCAGGGCTCGCAGATCCCGCTGATCTGCTTCGACGAACTGACGCACTTCAGCCAGAAGCAGTTCTGGTACATGGTCAGCCGAAACCGCTCGATGTGCGGTGTTCGGCCCTACATCCGGGCGACCTGCAACCCCGACGCGGATAGTTGGGTCGCTGAGTTCATCTCGTGGTGGATCGACCAGGAAACGGGGCTTCCTATCGCAGAGCGCGCCGGGAAGGTGCGTTGGTTTGTCCGCATCAACGACGCGCTGATCTGGGCAGATGATCCGGTTGAGCTGGAAGAGAAGCATCCGGGCATTCCGCCCAAGTCGGCCACTTTCATTCCGGCCAAGCTGACGGACAATGCGGCCCTGATGGCTGCCGACCCCGGCTACATGGCCAACTTGCTGGCCCTGCCCAAGGTCGAGCGGGAGCGCCTGCTTGGCGGCAACTGGAAGATCAGGGCGGCGGCGGGTCTGCTGTTCAAGCGGTCGTGGGTGACCGTGGTGGATGCGGCTCCAACCGATCTGCGGATCGTTCGGGGCTGGGACCTGGCCGGAACGCCCAAGGTGGACGGCAACGACCCCGACTGGACGGCTGGCACGAAGATCGGTCAGTCCCGTTCAACAGGGCGCTACATCGTCCTGCACCACGTCAGGGAGCGGGACACGCCGCACAAGATCGAGGCGCTCATCTCGAACACCGCCTCGCAGGACGGGCGAGATGTCGAGATCAGCCTTCCGCAGGACCCCGGCCAGGCGGGCAAGGCCCAGGTCGCGACACTGATCAAGATGCTGTCGAGCTACACAGCCCGCGCCACGCCAGAGACCGGCGACAAAGAAACCCGCTTCGGCCCGTTCTCGGCGCAGTGCGAAGCCGGAAACGTCGACGTTCTCCGCGGCCCCTGGAACGAGGAATGGTTCATGGAACTGGAAGCCTTCCCGGATGCCGCGCACGATGACGATGCGGACAGCACGGCTCGGGCCTTCAATACGCTGTCGCTGGCGCCGCCGCCAGCCCGCAAGGTGAAGGTCAGCTTCTGATGGCGGTGAACGAGCGCGATCCTGCCTGGGCTGTCCATGCCGACGCCCGGAAGAAGGTCCACGACCTCCTGAGCGGTCGAGAGGATGCGCTGGGCTATGTCCGCGCGCTGCCGGGTCATGATGAGGCCACGGCGCAGCGGTTCCGAGAGGGGGCCTACTACCTGCCGGTCACGGCCCGCACAGCCGAGGCTTTCAGCGGCTTGGTCTTCGGCAAGACCCCGACGCGTTCGAACCTCGACGCTCTGGACGCCTATCTCGGCGACGTGACCGGCTCCGGCCAGGACATCGACCGCTTCGCCGAGCAGGGCTTCGACGGCATCCTGTCGACCGGCGCCGTCATGGTCCTGGTGGACTATCCCGACGCGCTGGCTGGGGCGACCAAAGCCGACGCCGAGGCCGAGGGTGTTAGGCCCACGCTGAAGCTCTACGACGCCACAGCGATCCTCGCTGCCCGCGTGCAGAAGGTGGGCGCGGCGCTGAAGCTCTCGCATATCCGGGTCGCCGAGCAGGTCGAAGAAAGGGACGAAGCTGACGAGTTCAAGCTGACGCAAGTCGGTCAGGCCCGTGTCCTGGATCTGGATGAGGCTGGCTTCTACCGGCAGCGCATCTTCCGTCAGATCAAGGGCCAATGGGCGCAGTTCGGTGAGACGGTCGAGCCCAAGCGCCAGAACGCCCGGCTGAACGTCATCCCGGCTTTCTTCAGCAACCCGCGTGACGGCGAGCCCAGCCCGGCCCGCCCGCCGCTGGACGACATCGCGGAGATCAGCGTCGCGCACCTGAACAACTCGGCCGCTCTGGAATGGGCACTGCTTTGGACGGCAAACCCGACGCCGATCTTCAAGGGGCTCGCCCTTGGCGATGATGAGGAGATCAAGCTGGGTTCGTCCGAGGGCATTGCAGTGTCCGCCGATGGCGACGCCAAGTTCATGGAGTTCACCGGTTCCGGCCTGTCGGAATTGCGTCTGGCGCTGGAAGCCAAGCGGAAGGACGCGGCCCTGATGGGCGCCCGGATGCTGCTGGAGACCGGTCGGGCGGCTATTGCGGCAGAGACGGCGCGGATCGAGAGGGCCGGGGAAACTTCCGTCGTCTCCGGCATCGCCAATGCGCTGTCGGACTGCCTGACGAAGGCGCTGACCTTCATGGCCGATTGGGCTGGCGTGTCGAGCGAAGGCATCCAGTACTGGCTCAACACGGATTTGAACCCTGCCGGCCTCTCTGCACAGGAGCTGACGGCGTTGCTGGCCGCCTGGCAGTCGGGTGCGATCACGCTGGAAGACCTGTTCGAGAACCTGCAGCGTGCTGAGATCGTGGACCCGGCGAAGAGCTTTGAGGATCACCGGGAGGCGCTGGACGAAGAAGGCGAAGGCCTCGGGACCGTGAAGGACGACGCGGCATGACGAAGGCTCGGGCGCGCGACGCCGCTGTCATCTGGTGTGATCGGGGCTGGCAGCCGGTCTATTTCGGCTTCTGCCCTTCTCGGAAGGCCTGGAGCCGCGAAATGCGGAAGATGGGCTGCAGGGAGCCGTATCCAGCCAACGACGGCTGCGCCACGACCTTCACGCAGAAGGACGGCAAGGTCTGCATCATCGTGACGCTGGGCAAGGCGCAGAACGCCGAGGGCCGCACCCGCGTCGAGATCGCAGGCCTGCTTTGCCACGAGGCTGCGCACATCTGGCAAGAGGTGCGCAAGGTCATGGGCGAGAAGGAGCCTTCCATCGAGTTCGAGGCCTATGCGATGCAGGCCATCTTCCAAGGGCTCTATCAGGCGTGGCTGGACACCGTTGCGCCCGACGAAATGCTGGCTCGGGGCGCTAAGCGGGAAGCCGCCTGATGGCCTCGCCCGCCGAGCGCCTGATCGACGAGGCGGTCAAGCACCGCATAGCCCTCTCACGGTATTCGACGGCCACCGTCCGCAGGGTCATCGCCCTGCTGAACCGCACCGATCAGCGACTGGTCGAGCGCATCCTTCGGGCCGACAACGAGGGCCGAGACCCCATTCAACTGGAGCGCCTGCTGGAAGAGGTTCGGGCGCTTCAGTCCGATGGCTGGACCGTCCTGCGTGGTCGGCTCAACGAGGACGTGGCGGCCCTGGCGGACGTCGAGCGGCTGTTCACTGAGCGCATGGTGCACTTCGGCCAGCGATCGGTTGGCCTAGCCACGGTCACGAACGCACCGACAGCGGCCCAAGTGGTGGCGGCTGTGAATGCCAGACCCTTTCAAGGCCGGTTCCTGCGCGGCTGGATGGACGAAGCAGAGTCGGGGGCCGCCAAGCGGGTCAGGGAGACGCTGAGGCAGGGGTTTGTCGAAGGTCGGTCGGTCACCGCACTGGTCCGCGAGATCCGAGGGACGCGTGCGCTCCAGTACAAGGACGGGGTGCTCGAGATCAGCCGGCGCGGCGCTGAGGCGATGGTTCGCACGGCCTTGACGCATACGGCCGCCGTCGCATCGAAAGAGACCTACTCGGCCCTCGGCGTCGATCAGGCCCGCTTCATCGCCACGCTGGACGCGCGGACGACCATCACCTGCGGCGCGCTGCACAACTCGGTGCATCCGCTGGAGAGCTTTCCTTGGCCGCCCCGGCACGTGAACTGCCGATCGACAACGGCACCTGTCATCAAAGGACTGCCGCCCATCGAGGCGCCCTCCTATTCGGATTGGCTGATGCGCCAGCCGGTAGAGGTTCAGAACGAGGTCTTGGGCGTCCGAAAGGCCCAGCTATTCCGGTCGGGCAAGCTGACGCTTGATCGGTTCGTCGACAGCAAGGGTCGCATCCTCACGCTGGAGGAACTGAAGATGCGTGACGCGGCGGCGTTCGAGGGCCTATAGTTTTGGGGTGAGCACGCCTTTCAAGGTCATCGACGGGACGCCGGAGCCGGAAGGCCCGCTGAAGCGCATGAAGGCGTCGGTTCCTGACACGCCAATTGTCCGCTGCCCTCGCTGTACAGGCCTTGCGATGATCGAGGTCAAGCTCGGCTTGGTCTGGAAGAACGGAAAACCGGCGGGCGGCAAGAAGCAGATCGTCTGCGGAACCTGTCTGGCGCGCGGTGATCATGTCGTCGTCGCCTGAATAACTAGGCTAGTCCGTCGGATTGGACCTGGGCTGGCCGCCAGCCTGTAGGAATTCCCGGATCAGGCCTCGGGCGGCGGCATCAATGGCTTCTGCATCATCGTCGGTACCGGTGAGGTCGTGCACCTCTTGGTGCTCAACGAAAGCTTCGTAGCCTGTCACAACCGCGCTGTTGTCGTCGAAGATCCGGACGATCCACCGGGCAGTGCTCTGGTCGTATTCGGTGCGTGCCCAATAGCGATCTGGGCCGCAATTGAACTCGATGGCGTCTAGGTCCGTCACAGGTCTGGTCTCCCGATTTCCCCTTTCCGCAACACCCCGTTGCCGAAATCGCTCCGTGCAGAGCCGGAGCATCCACCAGGGCGTGAGCTGAGCAGCGCCCCCTCTGTCCGCTGAGCGGGAGGAACTACCCACCATGAACACCACCAAGAACCGCCTTATGGGCGGCGGCTCCGTGCTGCCTGCCATCGGCCGTATGACGCCGCGCGAACGCGCCATGGGCCG